GCCCCTTTACTTCCAATTACCGACCCGATGTCATGCTGCTCTCTTGAGAAGAGAACAGCAGAGAACACAGGGACGATATAAAGGAAGTATTAGCATGGGATCTTTTGCTTGGATCCCAGCCGGATAGGTAGCCCCTCGGCAACCTGCCCTTGCAAACTTGATACCTCGTTTTAAACGGTCGAGGTAAAAAGAACAAGCTTGCTTTGTGTCCTACGATATACTTTCCCACAAACAACATCAGAGCGAACGGGGAATCTTTATTGAACTCCCTGAACTCCTGACGTGGCTTGTAGTATTTATATCTGCGCGGACAACCGGAAGAAAGAATCCCAGAATCTGGGGACTCCCACTCCGGAACGATATAGGGCCCAGTTTTTAGAAGCGACGCCAGGTACGAGAGCGAGTCAAGAAGGTATAAACCAACCTTCGAAGACCACTCAAGCAACTGGTTAATCGCAACGTATATGGAAGGGTCATGGCTTAGATCACGTACATAGAATGGAGTTACATCCCATCCCTTGTAATAATCACCGCCACAACTCTCCCGAAAGGGTCCTTCAGAGTAAGATTTATCGGTATTTACGATAAATCCAGCACCTTGAAGTACTTTGCAGAAGCCGGCATACTCGCTAGCAGGTATGATGATATCATCACCAAAAACTGCGGTGGAAGTCCAATCGATAAAAAGATTTGGACCCCCGCGGGTACACCGGTATCCGTAAATGAGGCTGACCAGCAGAAGAGTCATCAGGGGAAAAGTGTAACCGTTCCCCATGGTGGAAATCATCTTCAGTGGAACAGTCTCACCATTAGGGAGCACAGTCTCAGGCGACCGTAAGGTCACCAAAAGATCATGCCACCTTTTGGGCATCAAGAGCTGAACTAGTTCAGGTTTGATACAATCAGAAGCGGACTTCAGGTCGATCGTCGCAAGACGGTCCGACAAGGAACCGCTACATGCCAAGGCCTTGTTCTTAGGCTGTTGACAAGTTATATCAAGCCCTATGCTCCGAAGCACGTCCTCCAAATACTTTCCTGCGGCAAGTTGCAGGGCCATATTTCCAGACGGTTCGATAGCAATAGTTCTCTCTGTTTCTTCGTTCTTAGGTACCGTTGTCAAGCGCGAACCCTTTACTTCCAAATAACCATTCTCGCGCCTCAGATTGTCATGGAGGCGAAAGTACAGGTTATTTCGACGAAGCATTAAGATCAAGGGAACGCAAGGAGCTGTACAACTCATGGGCTGCACGATCTTCTCGGCAGTATGAGTACCCCGAACGCCATTGCTGGCGCCGGGGCCAAACCGCCAAAGATCGAACATGTACCCGAGGTCGAGGGTTTCCTGGATGTTGTTCTCCGATAGGCGAGCGTTGAACCGCTCCATCACTACAGTAATGAAGTGACGAGCGTTTTCAACAACCCGCTGAGGGATAGCAACAACATGATTCCCAACCATGCCATTGACGTCGCAAAAATCAGCGACAGCTTTAGCACGGAGACCTCTTTGAGAAAGTTTAGCACGCTTACGCATGCGAAACAATTGCCTATCGATGGCGAAGACTTTCCAGTCTTCGTAGACGCAGGCATTGCGCAACTCCTTTGACAAAACATCGAAGAAGCTAATCAGTCTATCTTCAGTTTTACCCATTGGATAACTCCAAATGGCTACGTGGATGTTAGAGAACGCCCGAAATCACCGTGTCGGCGATCCCAGAAGCTTGACTCCAACCCGTCCCAAAATGGGACGAGAGGAGAGCTTTGAGGTCCTCCGGTTCGTATGTATCGGTACCAGCAGGAATTTCGATGGTCGTAGTAACACGAGCGACCATCGAGTTCTGGTTGGCGGCCGGCTGAACGCCTTTACGAGTAATCAACTTGTAGACGTTCACCGGTACGTTCTTGATGATCCCCGTAACCGGGTTAGCCTGAGGAAGAACCCTCAGTACCGCCGGACGGAAGAACGTGATGGTAAACGGCTTTGAAACCGTGTTAACATCAACGCCCGTTTGCGTACC